CAGGTGGTGAGTGTGTGGCCAGGTGACTTCATCACATCGGCGGATATCACCAGCATTCTTAACGATGGTGAGGGAAATGCAACCCGGTTGACGGCCGCTCAACGACATGCGTTGCAGGATGCCGGAATGGTGCATCTGGATACGCCCATCCGTGATGACAACAACAACAAACAACGCGTTTGGATCGTTCGCAACAGTCAAACATGGTTGTTACCGGGAATGTTGTCGCGCGACAACACCAATCCACATTTTGCGGCGGTTCGACAACGGCAGAAAGTTGGCGGGTTCGGGACGTTGATGGACTTGCTATGAAAAATTTCTGGAACGCAGGAACGATTGGAACGCTGATACTAAAAAGTCCTGTTCGGAAGTGGTTATATAGTGGTATTACATATATAGTACCAGTGGTATTAGTGGGGCTATGGAAGTTTAGGGAAATAGCGTTCCATGCGTTCCTGCGTTCCAAACCGATGAGTACGTGACAAATGCGCAAGAAAAAGCTAACTGTCAAGAAACACAACTTCGCGTTGGCATATCTTGAGACCGGGAACGCAACTGAGTCGTATCGACGTGCGTATGACACATCGCGGATGCTTGCGACAACGATCAGTAGCCGCGCGTGTGAATTGTTGAAAGACAGTGAAGTGGCGGCAATGGTTTCGAGCTTGCAACAACAGGCAGCGGAAGCGGCGGTTCTGGATCGTGCCGGAACGTTGAAACTGATTACCCAACTGGCAACGGCGGATGCGTCCGATCTGATGGAATTGCAGGTGCGAAACTGCCGCCACTGTTGGGGCGTGGGCAATCGCAAGCAGTGGAAGAACGAAACGGAGTACGCATTCGCATGCGCCGAAGTGATGGACCGTAATGCCGCGACGTACGCGGCATGGCAGAAGGATGTAGACATTGGATCGCAGCGGCCGAAGCCTGACGATGAACCGCTGCCATCTGATGCGGGTGGGTATGGGTTCGATGTGTTCGCATCACCCAACCCTGAATGCCCGCATTGCCTGGGTGAGGGTATCGAGCATGTGCACTTTAAAGACACTCGCAAGCTGCGCGGCGCTGCCAAGCGCCTGTTTGCCGGCGTGAAGCGTACGAAAGATGGGCTCGAAATAAAGACGCGCGATCAGGACAAGGCACTAGACATGCTCGCGAAGCATCACAAGATAGTCGGACCGGAAGTGCAGACCGCCGTAGCGTTACAAACGAATGTTGACGCGCGCACCCAAACCGTTACAATCAATGCCGACCCGCTCGACGCGGCACGTCAATATCAGGAACTTATGAAGGGGTAAAACTGTGAGTAACGAAACGCAGAAGACATTCGAACTGGCCGCACAGATTTGCGATAACGAACAGTCCAGCACCGGGCGCCACTTGGCCGGGAAGATTCGCGAGCTTGCGCGCGAACAACTCGAAAGCGGGGGTGCGCCTGAGTCATCCACCGCAGCGCAAGGGGCGACGTTGCAAAGAGTTAAAGATGCGCTGACGGATTCGACCGTATCACATTTGGCGGTACGTATGCAAAATGCGCTGCGGATTATAGATGCAGCGGACGCCCCTACACCAGTAGCCGATAGTGTGGCGAGCGACGCAATCGAACTTCTGCGCAAGTTTATGGAATACCGCGATTCGGACTACGTGCCGAACGTACTCTTCGACTGCGCACGGACAGTTATCGACCTCGCCGCCGCAAAGCCGGTCAGCGATAGCGGGGTGGACTTCGACCCATTCAAACTGCCGAAGAGGGTCGGCACTCCGGGCCAGCAAATGGCCGAGCTAAACCAGCTTTGGAATAGTCTTCCGAATGGATTTCGTGGTCAGGTGAACGCCGCCGCAAAGCCGGTCAGCGATAGCGGGTGCTCTATTTTGAAAGTGCTACCGCATCACTCCATTCATTTCGTGGGCGCGGTGACAATTTTCGGCGATCCCGCTCATGTTTTGAGTGCTAGGGCTGCTATCGAGGCCGCCGCAAAGCCGGTCAGCGTGGATGCGGGCGGGCTGACGTTGCAGCAAGCCGCACTGGCCCACGCTACCGAACACGGTGCTGCTGCATGTGTCATCCCCATCGTAGGCACGGAACTGGTCGTTGCGGTTGGCACGCGAGAAAACCTGGTGCAGTTGCTTACCCCTCCCACCGAATCGACAGGGGTGCAGAATCATGGCTAACACTTACTCGCGCAATGCAGACTATAACCGGTGGGTGCCGTTCGCATTCATCGATGATATGGGTAACGCATTCAGGCTGGATAGCCAGTTCCTGAAACATACGGAAGTGAACGCGGCCGGCAACGCAACCGTGATGTTGGAACGCATGGTGCGTGTTGGTCGGGCTGAATACGGCCGACGTAGGCGATAATGTCTACGTTGTGCCATGGTGGGGATTTTGGGGCGCGCTCATAACGCGCCCCATCTTTTTATACGGTCTCACCTGTCTCTGCCTCTGCGTTCTCCGGTTGCGCTGCGGTTGGCCGGTCGAACAGTTCCTGCGCCATTGTCATCAGCTTTGCAGCCATCGCAATCAGATCGTCACGCGTCGCGTTGGGCGGGATGGTGAAATGCAGATGGCCGGCATCGATCCGCACGCCGCTGTGCTCGGATGATGGCTTGCGCGGGGCGCGCACCTTGTCGCATGCAAGCAATACCTCGTTGACGCTCTTAACCTTGAGCGCGGCAATCATCGGCCGGAACGCGTCCACCAGTTCCGCCGCTTTCTTCCCTTCCGCCAGCTTTTGCACATCAGCCGTGCCGACGAAATCGTAGAGCGCGATAGCTGCGGTGATCCGGCGATTGACGCTGCGCCAATCGAGCGTGCCTGGCTTGCTGCACTGCCAGCCTGCGCCGTTGTAGATGGTGAGCATTGTTTCGCGTGCGAGCCGTCGCGCGTCGGCGCATTCGAGCATCACAGCGAAGCCGACAGCCAGTTCAATTTCCAGCGCGGTCTGACGATTCATTGCAGATTCGACAAGCGCTTTGGTATAAGCACGCAGATGTGACTTGTTCATAAGATTCTCCGGTAAGATATTGACTCAGAACGGCAACCGCCGTTAGGATGTACCTTAAACCGTTAGTAACGGTTTGGGTGTTACTAAGTGTAACTTTCTGTGCACTACCGCACATAACCGGAGAAATTGAAATGCCGAAGCCGATCAACATCGCATCAACCAGTCACGCACAGCATCTGGAAATGCAAGGAATGTTCGACGCAACGGGTAACGTTGCCGAACTGCGCAAGGCGTTGCAGGATGCCATCGCGAAAAATCAGGAACTGCAAACCGCGCTGGACAGTTCCAACGAGATTCAAGCCACTCTGCACACCGCGAACACGGAACTAGCTGAACAACTCGCGAACGAACAGGCGGCGCACGCCAAGGCGCAAGCTGCACTCGAAGCGGCAACCGCAACACCGCCCCAACAATAACGACAGGACCGCCCCATCATGCGAACCATACAAGGCGTAATCGATTGCGCATTGCGCGACGGTGAAATAACGCAGGACGCGCGCAACACGTTGACGTTGGAACTTTCACGCATGCAAACCGACGCGCAACTGTTCCGTGCTGACCCGCACATTCCAGCGCTGCGCAAGTATTTGCAGGACAACGGCAAAGCGCTGGGTATCCGCCCTGGCGAGCACTATTCGGCCGGCCTGTTGCGCCTGTTGCCGGACCTGATTCGCGACGCCCGCCGGTTCGCTGGTATCCGCGCCGTTCTGTGCGAGCCGTCCGAAGAAAAGCGCGACCGCATGTACGATGCATTCGAAGCGATAGTACCGTCTAGCGCGATGGCGAAAGCGAACGTAACGCCCGACGAGGTTAATGTGGTGTTCGACATGCTTTTGTCACTCTGCGAACAGGTGCGCAATGCAAACGGTTAAGCCACGCGTGCGCGTGCATGCCGCTAAAAACCAGTTCAGCAAGAACGGGTTTTATTACGTGGTGCGCGGACAAGGCGCGCTCAAGGATGTTGCAGTTGGGTGCGCATGTATCGATATCGCGCTGCGTCAATATTTCGAAATGGTGTTGCTGATACAAACAATGCCGTGCTAGGATTCACCCCGTTGTACCCCATCAACCGTAACTAACGGATACCTGTCATGAAAAAGTCATTCCTGGTGCTGATGATCCCGTTCGCAATGCGCATGGCCGAAGACGCGCCGGCCGCTGCACCCGCCACCGTGCCGGTGGACGTGCCGGCCGAACACGAAGACCTGTTGCAACGCGCCGTTGCGCTGCTCAAGAAAGGCGAGCAATTCGTGGTGGACAACATCGAAGCCGGCCTGTCCGCGCTGGAAGCGCTGTTCGAGACCGAGAAAGCGCCGGCCGATCCGGCACCGCTCGAAGACGCCGAAGCCATCAAGGCCGAGCAAACCAACGCCGCAAGCGATCCCAGCAACGTGTAAAGGCTGCATACCGCTTCGGCGGTTGGTTAGGCGCACGACCTTGCTGTGCGTCCCGGTGGTTCTGGATATGAACCCCTAACGCCCCGCACTCACCATGCGGGGCGTTTTGTTTTATGCTTGCCAACCGTTACTAACACTTCTATACTTGGCGCACATTCAACGAAGGGGAACATCATGATGAAGGCTTATCAAAAGTTGGTGAAGATGGAACGTTATGCAACACGGCGCGACAAGGTGTTCGCGAAACGCGCCCGTAAGCTGGGTTGGCCGCCTGAAAGCATCATTAGCGCTCTGAAATATGGCGTCCGTTATTTTCGTCCGTTCTAACTCATGCTCACTCTCTGCATTCTCATCGCTGTATCGGCCGCGCTCACGGTGCTAGTTGCCGTGATCGTGGACCGCTGCACGCCTGATGTTCCGCACCCGGACATTGTGAAGATTCAACGTCCGGCCAAACCTGACCCATCTATCATCATTGAGAGGCGTTCGACATGAAAAAGTTTGCTGCTGGTGATCGCGTACGGCTTACGCGTGATGTTCCTTGCGGGTTAACACATTACGTAGCGGGTTTGACAGGTGAGATAACTAACGCGCACGAACACAGCATATTCGCGTTCGTCAAGCTGGATAATAACGATCACGTTGTAGTGTTTCATGTTGATTCACTTGAACGGATCGAACCGTGCCCGACGCGACGCGCACCGCCGATGATTGAGAAGCATGTTGTAAACATTTTCACGGTTGCGCAACTTCATCACGGTTTCGGCAACATCACCAGTTTTAATCGCGCCGCAAAGCTGGTGATTCGCACTGGAAAGCCCCATTACTTCCGTGACTATGACGCCGCGCTTATCAAGGTGGTGCCGTGAAAGAGTTCAACAATCCACCGTGGCACACGATCACCGACCCGGTTGATCTAAAGCACCTTGGCAAGCTCGGCGAAGAAGTAAACGAATTGGGCCGTATCGTCAACCGAACGATTATTCAGGGTATGACCGGTATCGATCCTGCAACCGGAGAATACAACTTCGATGCGATGTGCAAGGAAATGGCTGACGTGATCGCGAACATTGAACTGTGCTGCGAACGTTGGGCGATTCTGTCGATTGATCGTGAACGCGTCGAACGCAAGAAAGCGCAACAACGAATCTGGCACGCTGACGCTTGACAGACCGTTAGTAACGGTTCAGACTGCTTTGTATCGACAACGCAATCACGATGGGGAATGAAATGAAGCTTATCGTCTATATGGAGTACCGGGACTTCTGGCGCCGTCGCGGCGGCAATGGTCAACCGCTGTACGACTTTAAGACGTTTTGGGAGCGTGCAGTGTTTCCCGCAACCGAACCCGGTTATTGGTGTAACTGAACAACCGCGCCCGCTATGGCGGGCAATCACGAAGGGAATGACAATGGAAACGCTCGAATACGATGGGAAGGCGTACCAGCGCATTAAAGCGGCAAACGGCAGCTATCGCTACAAAGTGAAGTCTCGCAATGGAGGGTGGCGGGAACTGAACGCTGTTCGCAACGCGAAACTGGTCGCGATTATCAACAGTATTTTGTTGACGCGTTCGCTCGACGCCTAACAACCGCGCCCGCTACGGCGGGCAATCACCGGTCCCCTTGAAACGCCGCAGCTAGTACAGTGCGGCGTTCTTTTTATAATGGTGCTATTCCACAACTAGCACCAGCCATGCCCTACCCCTACCAGCACGACTTTCGCAACCCAGACTATCCGCGCATCTTTCAATGGCGCGTTGACAAGTTGATGCAGTTGCGCCGCGATCCCGGATTGCTCCAGGCGTTCAAGGTGCACTATCGGCACAACCCTATCGACTTTATCGAAGATTGGGGTTGCACGTTCGACCCGCGTAACGTCGGCACACAATACCCGGCCGTCATTCCCCTGGTGCTGTTCCCACGGCAGCGCGAATTCCTGCAATGGGTGTTGAACCTTTGGCATGCGCAGGAATTTGGCGTATCGGACAAGTCGCGAGACATGGGCTTGTCGTGGATGCTGGTTAGCCTGTTCTCAACGCTCGCGCTGTTCAACGATGGATTTACGGCCGGCTTCGGCTCGCGCAAGGAAATACTGGTTGATCGTGCTGGCGATCCAGATAGCCTGTTCTACAAGGTGCGTATGTTCCTGTCGCTGCTGCCGGTAGAGTTCCGGGGCGGATGGGTGTACGGCGGGCGTGAGTGCGACAAAAGCATGCTGATAACGATTCCCGCAACCGGGTCAATCATCCGGGGTGAAGCTGGCGACAACATCGGCCGGGGCGGGCGTGCATCGATCTACGGTGTAGACGAATCAGCGTTCCTTGAACGCCCGCAACTTATCGATGCGGCGCTGTCGCAGACAACGAAGTGTCGGATTGATATCTCATCGGTAAACGGGCTCGATAACCCATTCGCAGAGAAGCGGCATAGCTGGCCCGAACACCGCGTATTTACTTTCAACTGGCGCGACGATCCGCGTAAAGATGATGCCTGGTACACAAAGCAGAAAGAGAACCTTAACCCAATCATCGTTGCTCAGGAAGTCGACCTTGATTACAGCGCGTCCAAAAGCGGCGTTGTCATTCCGTCCGCATGGGTGCAATCTGCCATCGGTGCTGCGCGTAAGCTCGGTATCACTATCACGGGTCAAAAGCGCAGTGCACTGGACGTTGCCGACGAAGGCATAGACTTGAATAGCTGGGTTGGCGCGCACGGTATCGAGATACAACACCTTGATAGTTGGTCCGGTCAGGGGCATACAATTTTCTGGACGACCGAACAGACATTCTTGCGGATGGATATGTACGGTTACGACAACTGCAAATACGATAGCGACGGCTTAGGCGTTGGCGTGCGTGGTGACGCAGCGCAGATCAACGCGCGTGAGAATCGAAAGGGTTCGCAGCGCAAGTTCATCCCGTATCGCGGTTCCGGTGCGGTGGTGAACCCTACGGCACTGGTGGTGCGTGGTGACGACAAGGGTGTAGGCGCGCGCAAGAATGAGGACTTCTTTCGCAACCTGAAAGCCCAGGCGTGGTGGAGTCTGCGCGAGCGCTTCGAGCGCACGCACCGTGCGGTTGTGGATGGCGCGGTGTTCGATCCAGATACGCTCATCAGCATCAGTGAGGCGCTACCGGCCGACAAGCGCACGAAGTTGGCGGCGCAACTGTCGCAGGCAACGTACGATATCAATCCGCAGACCGGCAAAATGGTTATCGACAAAACGCCGGACAACACCCGCTCGCCTAACGATGCTGACGCTA